TAAAGTACAAGTTTATGAGCCATTTATTCCAAGAATAAAAAAAGTACCAAAATTAATTGTTGATTATCCAGCTTGTATAAAAGTTCATAGAAATAATTTATTTACTGAAATAGATATTGATGAGAACGGTACTGTCATTGAGTGCGGTGTACAGATGCCTAGTTATGAGCCATTGAATTACACTCCTATGTATTTCAGCGGAACTCAATCAACTCTTACTAATAGGGCAGAACAAAAGCCAGAAATAAAAGCTGAACAACCAAAAATCTCTAGAAAAAAAGAAGAAGAAGAATTTTATATACCTTGCCCACCTTTAAATCCTCAATTTATGAAAGGAGATTACAGAAATGACAAAAGGATTCAAAGATTTGATTTTTACGAAAGAATAGAAATAAATGGAGTTATTGAGTGTGTCGAAAATTGGAAAGAAGTACCATTCAGAGAAAGCTTTATTGGTACGCCTCAAACTCTTATTTCAACTTCTCTTATTGGTGTGGTTGCTGGTGGGTCTGCGCTTTTGGCTCCTTTGATAAAAAAACTTATCTCTACAATATTTAAAAAATTAAAGAAAAAGATTTCTAAATCTGACGAAGATAACAACAAATAATTATTTTAATTTATGAGCGTGTGGGATAACTTGACTCATCTTTGGCTTAACTAGAACATCTGCACAAATTGCATGGTAAGGACTTTCTGGGTGGTACTCAATTCCGCTTATTTTTAATTCTCCGCAATTTTTTAATCTTGCGAGTTCATAGTCAAGCATTTTGTTGTTTAATATTTGATTTTGTATTTTCTCTTGAGTAGTAGCTGATTTTAAACAAGCATCTTGATAAGCACGACCTAATGGAATTGAAAAGGTTGCAGCAATACCAAAATTAACTCCTAAATTATCTTTATTAGCTGAGTAGTTTTCTTGATGATATAAAATTTCGCCAGCATTAGTTAAGTTACCATTGTCATCAGTTGCCATATTATAAACTGGAGTTTCGTACCATAAGTCTTGAGGACGCTTTTGGTTGAAAGTGGTAGTTACAAAGGGGCTAATAGTTAGCATTGAGTTTTGGCAAACAACACCATTTCCAAATTGCGACTCTATAAGATTCCCCTGCAAAACTTGCACAGCTTGATTAGAGACTGACGAGCTAGATTGTGCAACTGGAGCGGCAGTAGATGAAGTATTTGCTAAAACTGGTTGTCCAAAAAGACTTGCTATTACTGGGAGAACACTGTAGTAGTTTCTGTGACGCTTTCGCTTGTTATTTGTCTTGATACATCTGTTATACGACTTACTGAAGGTTGCTTGTAGACTTCTGTAAATTGAAAGGCTGCCCCATTTGTTGTTAGTGAAAAGTTTGCTTTGTTGTCTAAATCTACTTGCTTCCATGTATAGGTTTCACCATTTAAAGTAGTTTGTAAGTCATTATATTTCGGACTAATACTACTGTCAGCACTAACACCACTCCCTGTAACGCTGTATGTAGAACCTGAAAATTCAACGGTTTTGATTTGTTCGTTGATATTAGTAGTTGTTCTTGTCGTTGAAAAAGAACTACCCTGCGAAAAATTAGGCACAACTGGGATTGCATACAGAGGGTTAGATATAAATAAAACAAAAACACCTGCCCATTTCATTAATCTAGTATTGATAGTTCAGTGATAAATTGACCAACAGCCGTAGTACCAGCACCACCAGCAGTTACCGTTAAAATTCCAGCACTTGTTACAGTACCAGATAAAGTACTAGCTACTCCTCCGCTATAGGTAGTTGTCTTGGCTAGGACAGGTAAATCAGGAATTACACCAGCAGAAACGTCAACTCCAGAACCAACAGCATATAGCGCATCACCACCAATAAATGATTCTTGGAAAGAATATGCACTCCCTGCTGTATTAATGTCATATGTTCCAGCGTCTAAAGTCGCTGCTGCTGTTGCACTTGCTGGTGCAACTAACTTACCAAAATGATCGTCAGCAGATGCAACTTTAATATTTGAACCCGATACGCTATATGTACTAGCACCACGTTCGGCAATGGTATATGCTCCATCAACCGTAAGCTGCGTTGAGCTAGTCATTTTATGCATTAAATCTGCATGGGCTGCTGGCATTAGTAATGCTGCAAGTAATAAAAACTTTTTCATTTTTTGTCCTGTCTAGGGTCTACTATTAATTTTATAGGTGTATCTATTCTAACTAACTGTGTCGTGCCTAACACTTCTTGTAATTCAGCTTTTACACTTTTGCCATTTTTACCGCCATTTTCTTTTCCTTTTTGTGTAATAGAGGCTCCAAAGCTAGAAGCTAATCCTACAAAAACCGAAGCTATAAAGGTCGGGTCAATTTTTTGTTGTGGGATTCCCAATTTTGATAAATCTAAGTACGATAATGACAACATCGCTGTCGCCCAAAAAAGTAAAATAAGCCGAACTGCTAGTGATACAAATTCAAATTGCTCTTCACGATCTGGCACTGCTTCTTGTAATTTAGACCAGACTCCTTTTTTATTTTCTTTTAGTGGTTCTGCCATAAGTACTTTTATTGGTCATACTAATGATAATTATAGCTCAAATTTATGAATGAGATATATGCAGCTTTGATAGGAGTAGCAGCAACAGCTTTTGTTATGGTCTTGTCAAACATGAGTAACCGTAGAGAGAAAACAATAATAGATATATACAACCGACTTAATAAGCTATCACAGGCGGTCAGTAGGATAGAAGGCAAAATTCAATAATCAGTGCTATGTTTGGAAAAACAAACAATTCAATGATTAGAGTTATCAAGCCAATACTAAAATTTTTCGTCAAATCAAATGCGATAAAATCTTTAGTCATTTCTCTTTTAGAGGACTACAGTGCTTCCACAGAAACAGACATTGACGATGAAATTGTAAAACTGGTAAAAGAAAAATTATGGCCTAGCGTCTAATGAAGAACATTATGCAAGTATTAACTGCTGGTGTAAGCCTTGAGCAAGAGTTTGAGGTTAAGAAGTCTATTGCTGCCATAGAACAATTAACAGATATAGAACAATTAAAGCCATATACAATACATTTACTAAAAACCAACTCTAATCAAGCTGCCTTCATAGCTAGTGCTTTGGAAATCATATGCCAGCAGCAAGAGCAGATATTTAAATTAAGAAAAAAAACCAATAAAAAAGCGACTCTTATGAGCCGCATTAAGTTTGTTTTGTTTGGAAAGAAGTTAGGGAACTAAATCCTTATCTGTAATATCAATCCAACAAGGGCCATCAGTAACTAATCCAGTAAATACATCAGTCTTAGTACATTCACAAAATTCATAAGTTTTCTCAGTGTCTGGATGATAAAAAATTTGTCCGACATAAGGATTGCTTGGGAGTTCATAAGTTGACATAGTTAAAAAGGAAGATCATCTGGTAGCTCAGGTTGATTCGCTGGAACATCTACAGTCCTCTCAGAGGCTTGCTTTGGTGGCATAGGCTGGATTCTGCCTGAGTTGCCCCACATACCGCCCCAGATCGAAAAACCAGATACTTCATCATATTCTGATCTGCTTGAATAAACTCTAATTTTTGTATTTTCTATTTTTGCATTATCGACCATTTGCAAAATATAGTTTGCAGCTTTTACAGCTTCATCACAAGAAAGATCAATGATTAAATTCTTTTCTGGTGCATTTTGTTTGGGACTATTATTCCCAACGACACGAAAACGTGCCGAGAAAGCGGAGTTAGACATTTGTTAAAAGTGATTAATAGGGGTGATTCCGTTTGCTTCTTCCCATGAGAGAAGATCGTGCAGTTGATAGCGAACTCTTGGAGTTCCATATTCAGCTTCAGTTCTAGGTAACTCATAGAATGGAGGGCCATAGCCTACGACTCTCCATTTTCTGATGGTTGCTGCGGACTTTTCGTACCTTTCTGCAAGCTGGTCTGTTGTTAGAAATTGTGTTTCAGTTACAGTCATACAGGAATGTTCTTGAGGGTTTCTTTTTGTGTTTTTACAAGGTCAGAGAGTTGGGTGTACTCATCTTGTGTGATTTTTCCTTGAGTATAACGTACCTCTAAATTCATTTCATGGGACAGCAACTTCTCATAATCTTTTTCTTTTAAGATTGCATCCTTAGCTAAAACAAAGATATTTTGTTTGGGTGCGGCTGCCCTATCTCTTTTGTAAGGTTTCTCAGGTTCAGTTGAATCTTTAACCTCATTAAAGGCCCAAAGCTCATAACCCAGAGAAAAAGTAAAAGCGGCACAGGCAGCCAAAGCTCTGCGGTGAGAATCTGATATGTCTCTTGCAGAAATCTTTTCAACCTTAACTGGATTGTTTCTATGATCCATTATTGAATATGGAAAAAGGCCAGTTTCACCACCTTGCGGGTCTGTGAAATAGCACATCAAATAGCCTGATCCATCAGGTGCTTTCCATACGGAGTCTAAAATTGATGGGCTTGTAGCCGATCCTGAGTTGAGCTTTAGTTGG